TATTTTTGATGCGTATGCGACCGACGAGGATGCTGAAGAAAATGGCGTCTGGTTCCCTATCGGTGAAGGCGCAGAGCTGCTGATCGCCCGCGACGGTAACGACGAGTGCGAACGTCTGGTCGAGCGGCTGATGATGGAGAAGGCCGACAAGCTGGCCGCCGGCGGCGATCTGGCGAAAAAGGCGCAGCGCGAGATCGAGATCGAGGTCACTGCAGCGACCATCCTGAAAGGCTGGAAGGAGTTGAAGTATAAAGGCGAGGTGATCGAGTACAACGAAGCCAACGCCCGTATGGTGCTGCAGCACAAGGACTTCCGCCGTCGCGTGCTGTTCCACGCGCGCCAGCGTGACGCCTATCTGCAAAAGTATGAGGCCGAAGTCGCAAAAAACTGATCGACTGGATCACCTGGAATGAAAAGTGGGGGGAGCACGTCGAGTTCTTCCTCCAGGGCATGCGGAACGGGGCACCTACCCCGGCACCGATGCTGGCTCGGCCGAAGCTGCTGAAGCAGGCGCGCTGGTACAACGAGGTGTACGGGGAGCTGGCGCGTAGTCGAACACTTGGATCAGGCGGTGAGTACTACATTCCGCTATCCGAATTCGACGCGCTGTTTAACATTCGCCGCATACGCAGCGTGGAGAAGCGAATGCGGGTGATCCGGGTGATCCGCAAGGTCGATGAGCACGTTCTGCAGATGCGAGCGGAAAAGCGTCAGGCAGAAATCAAAAAAGCCGGTTGATACCGGCTTTTTCATTTGGCTTTTCAAGTTGACAATGGCAACATTCAACTATCCACAAGGAAATCGCCATGACTGCCAAGAACATCGAAATCCAGTTTGAGATCAACGGCCTGCAAAAGACCGAAGACGGTATCAATAAGATTACCGGCTCCCTGACGGGCCTGGAGAATCTGTCCAAGAACACGAACACCACCGGCCTGACCAAACTCAATAAGAGCATCAAGGACTTGACAGTCGGGCTGGCGGGCATGACCGGTAACCTGCAGAGCGTGACCGGGCTGCTTACCGGGCTATCCACCAATCTGACCACGGCGTCGGACCGGGTGGCTGCTGCTTTGGAGAAGATGTCCACCGGCGCCAAGACTGGCGTGGCCGCCACCCGCACCGCTGTCGAAGGAACGGCCAAGGCGGTGAAAACCTCGGTCAAGGAGATCGGCGACGAGATCGATCACCTCACCGGCAAGGCCGCGAAGCTGCAGAGCAAAGCCAACGATCACATGGATGGTCTGCGTTATAAGGCCATAGCCAAGCAGAAGGCCGAGATCGAGGCGTACCAGCGGTCGATGCTGCGCGCGGTCGTAATGCAGGAAAGCAGCGAGCGCAAAAGCAGCAGCCGGCAAGCGGACATCGACGCATCCCGGTCGGCCACGTACAGCCACCTGTACCAGAATAACCCAAAGGCACTACTGGATCGTGTCGGGCTGGCTGCGCTGGCTTCTGATCGCGGTATGTCTACCGGGGCATTGAATCGCACTTACGGCACGTCGTTGACCCAGATCGTCAGAGACACTACCGCCAGAGCGTCGGTAGTCAGCCACCTGACTGAGCTGATTAACAAGCAGGCAATCGCCGAGATGAATGCAGCAGGTGCGGCCAAGGCCGCCCTCGACGCCAACAAGCAGGCAGGCAAGGCAGAGCAGGATCGGCTGCGTAACAGCAGCGAATACGTGAAATGGTGGACTAAGAAACTGGCTTCGCAGGAGCAGACCGCGCGCAAGGCTGAAACCGCTCAGCAGGCCAGCGACGCGAAGTTCAACCAAGGGTTGCGGATCAAGGAGGCAAGTCGCAGCGGTGCGGAGGTTATCCGCAGCCGGGACATCAACGCCAACCGGATGTCCGAAAACAACTTCTTGTACGAGAACAATCCGCAAGGGTTGCTGACGCGCGTCCAGCGCGCGCGCAAGGCGGCGTTGAGCGACGTTTCCGATGCTGACATGCTCAGCAAATACGGTACGCACCTTACCCAGATCGTGCGGGATACTCGCGCCTATGAGGGGGTGGTGTCACACCTGACATCCGTGATCCAGGCGGCTGCCACGGCGAAACAAAACGACGCCAACGCTACGAAGGAACAGGCGGCTTCGTTGCGGAAAGCGCGGACTGAGGCCGAGCAGCTGTCCAAACGCTCGTACACCGCTGACGCCAAGTACTTCGCGGCGTCTCTCACACCCACCAGACAGTTGGGTATGCTGCAAAACGCCTACGGCGAGTACCAGTATGGCAAGCAGAGTGGGAAGCTGAACGAGGCCGAGTTCAGCAAGCGCCACGGTTCCAACCTGCTCAGCATCGTCTCCGATGCCAGCAAGTACAAACAGGAACTAGCCGGCATCCAGACCGCAATTGCTGCGGCCGAGGAAGCCCACCTGCGCTTCGGACGAACCGGGCACGATCTGTTCCGCGGCCTGACGTCCGGTATCGGCATGATCTGGCTGTCGTGGGGCCAGCTTCTGCCGATGCTGGGCGGCTTCGCAGCGTCGGCTGGCGTGCGTGCGATGCTGCAGATCGGTACACAGTTCGAACACCAGATGAAGATCATCCAGGTGCTGAGCCAGGAAACGTCCGGCACATTGCGCGGCGCGCAGCAGCAGATTCTGGAGATGTCCACGTCTAGCCTGTTCGGTCTGAACGAGATGGTAGGCGGTCTGAAGGCGCTGACGCAGGCCGGCTTCTCGACCCAGGACGCGATGAAGAACCTCAAGACGGTGATGAACCTGTCGATGCTCGGTGAGGTGTCGCCGGATCAGTCGGCACTGTTCCTGGCCGGCTTGCGCACGACGTTCAAGGACGACCCCACCATCAAGAACGGTAAGGGCGAAGTTGATCTGTCGCAAGCTGCCAACATCACAGCTATTGCAGCGGCCCGCTCGCAGACCTCGATCAGCGAGATGATGGAGTCGATGAAGCAGGCGTCTACGGTGGCTGACGAGTACCACCTGCGCCTGACCGATGTGAGCGTTGGGCTGCAGTTGCTGGCCGAACGCAACATCACCGGATCGGCTGCCGGTACGTCGCTGCGCAACGCGATGGAAGACTTGACAGGTCGCACAGAGAAGGCACGCAAGGCACTGGCACTGCTGAAGGTATCGCTGTACGACGACAAGACTGGCGCAGCGCGCAACCCGTTCGACGTGATGAACGACATCCGCAGCAAGATGGAGAACTTCAGCGAGTCGAAACGCAAGCGGTTCCTGCAGGAATTCACCGACGAACGCGGCAAGAAGTTGCTGGAGGCGTTCCTCGCCAAAAGTGACGCCGAGATTCGCCAGATGCAGGCGGTCACGTTCCGCGCCGGCGAGAACGGTGGATTCGTCAGCAAGGGTGCGGATGACATCAATACCAGCTTGCAATCGCTATCAGGCCAGACCCTGAACACCTTCCGCAAGACGGCAGTGGAGTTGTTTGACGAAGTGAATCCCGGCCTCAAGGAGCTGATGAAAGGCTTCAAGGAGATGGCCGGCAGTAGCGAACTGAAAACCACCCTGTCGGTAATTTCCCAAGGTCTTCTTGGCCTAGCGAAAGCTATCACGTTCACAGTGTCGGCTGTGGCGAACCTTACCCCTGCTCTGCTTGGTATGGCCGGCGGCTTTGCCGCGTTCAAGTTGATACAGTCCGCTCCGGCTATTCTCACCGCCGTTTCCACTGCGGTTATGGGTCTGGTAAGTGTGTCGCGTGGCGGCGCAGTCGTAGGACTGCTGCCTACTGCGCTGGCTGCGCTCACGAACCCTGCTACCTACGCAGTCGCCGGCCTGATGGCGGTCGGCGGCGCGATGGCCTACGTGTGGGCTAATACAGAAACCGCCAATGACCGGCTGGCAGCGTCCAAGTCCAGACTGGAGAATTTGTCCAGCTCCCTGGCAGCAATCCGGTCGGACGTTTACGCGAAACTCAATCAAGGCGAAAACGGTAGTCAGGCGCTTGGCGAGAACATCGACGATAAGTTGAATCAGCGCCTGGAACGGATCAACTCCAGCGCGTCTGCGCTGCAGAACTTGTCGGCTATACAGGACGAGTTCACGAACAGGTCGGCAGGCAAGAACCAGAAGCTGGCAGAGCAGGATATAGAGCGTGAGATGTTCCTGATGGAACGCAAGCGTTCGTTCCTGCGCCAGCAGTTGGACGAGTTCGATCAGTTCCTGCGCACCAAAGGCATGAAGGAGTCTGACTACTACAAGGAGCGTGACAAGTTCCTGCAGGCGGCGACTGACACTGAGGACGCGCTGCACAAGTACGAGATGCAACTGTCCAACTTACGTATCGAGCAGACCCGTAAGGAAGTTGAAGAACGTTCGAAGATGTACCTTGGCTTAGGACAGCTGCTATTGTCGAGTTCGGACAAGAAGTTGATCGAATCCCCGCTCGACTACGCGACGAACGGTGACGCTTACAGCGACTCGGTGGCGATTAAATCTCGGGTAGGAGCCTTGAAGGCTGGGCAGACTGCCGGGCAGGATGTGTCGCGTGACGCTATCGTGTTGCAGCAGCAGGCGGTAGCAAAACTGGGCAAACTGGATCAAGGTATCGCCCACCTGGACATGTTGATTAAGCAGAACCAGGACAATCCGGGGGCTTACCTCAACAAGATCACACAGCAGCGGAAGAACGCGGCGACGAACCGCCAGTGGTTGAACGACCTGATCTACGGAACCACGTCGGAAACCACGACCGGAACAATCAAGTCAGAGTCTATCGCCAATTTGCTGGAGGACCAGAAAGCCAGCAACCTGTCACGCCTTGCTGTGCCGCGGATGCGGAAGAATGGCCCCGACAAGAATATTTCCGACCTGGATCACCAGAAGCGCGAACCAGAAGGCCCGACCGGCCCGCTGATGTCCCTGATCGACAAGATCACCGGTGAGGACTCGGGCACGACCAAGTTGAAGAACATTCTGGGCTTGGTCAACGACAAGGACGGTCTGGATTCCAAGGCCATCAGCACCGTTTTCGAGAGCCTGAAGGCCCAAGGCTCCGGTCCCGGTTTCGATCTGGTGAAGAACTTCAAGACTTCCGACGATCTGCGCAAGTACCTGAAAGACTTCGTCGACGAGCACATGACGTTCGAAGGCAAGCTGAAATCCGGATACCGCAAACTGACCGACGATCTGAAAGCTCAGGTGACGGCGCTGCAGGATGATTCGCAGGCCGGCGATTCGGACTCGTTCGTGCGCATGCTGCGCTTCCGCGCTGCTGAGTTGAAGAAGCACGACGACTACTACAACGCCCAGGTCAAGGAAGCGAAGGGCAATCAGGGGTTGATCGACAAGATCGAGGCCGAGCGCCAGCGCACGCGCGGCGACTTCGAGCAGCGCACCTACGCCGCATCGGTAGCGGATGTTCGCAAGTTCGGCGACGACGAGGTACGCCGGGCGAAGAACGAAGCCGGCAAGGAAGCGGCTGCGCAGATGGCCGATATCGCCGAGCGCACGAAGGAGATGAACCGTCAGTTCACCGGCTTCAACCAATGGCTGAAGGACAGCTCGGATTCCATGAAGACGCTGTCGTTCGGACTGGAGGATGTCAACACCTACCTGAAGAAATTCACGTTGGCCGGCCTGCCGGGCGACGCCTGGAGCGCCGGCAAGGGTGTGGCGTCCAGCTTCTTCGAAACCGACAGCGCCACGCGCAACCTGCGTCTGGCGCCGACACTCGGCCGGCTGCAGGACAAGCTGGACACCAAGCTGGGCAACAACGAGGTGGAAGCCCGCCGGCTGTTCAACCCTGACCAGTACGATAAAGGCACGGCCGAGTACGACGCAGCCAATGATGCGTACAACAAATACCTGACGCAGCGAAACAACGCCGCCCGCGACGCTTACGACCGCGAGGTGCAGTTCGCCAAGGACGCCTTCGACAAGCAGCAATCGTTCGGCGGGCAGACGCAGCAGGCGCTGACCAAGTTCTGGACGGAGACGGCTACACCGGCTGAGATTTACGGTAAGACGATGGAGTCTGGACTGAACAAGCTGACCCAGGCATTCATTGACTCCGCGCATGGTGCCGAGCACTCGTTCTGGATGATTAAAAAAGGCTTCAAAGACTTGGTGAAGGACATGCTGATCCAGATGGCTGTCACCCAGATGATGAAGGCCACCACGTCGGCCATCTCGATGGGTATCGGCTTGGTCGGGAGCGCCATCGGCGCCTACTTCGGTGGCGGCGCTGGAGCCGGCGGTGCGGCCACCGCAACCACGACCGCAGCGGGGTACTCAGCCGGAACGGTAGGCAGTGGTATCACACCACCGGCCGGATTCTCGTTTACCCCGACGAGAGCTGCCGGCGGCGCCGTCACAGCCGGCCGGCCGTACATGGTCGGCGAGCAGGGTTGGGAGGTGTTTGTCCCACAGACAGACGGCCACATCGTCCCGAACCAGATCGCCCGTAACGCTACCAAGGGCGCCGACTCCTATAATGTTGCGATCACGATCAACGACAACAGTGTGTCGCAGCAGTCGTCGGAACAGAGCGCCGGCGGCAAGCAGAATAACGCGGCCGACATCGGTGCCCAGATCAAGGCCAAGGTGATGGAAGTTCTGGTTGAGCAGAAACGCGCCGGTGGTGTACTATCGCGTTGATATAGTTGCCATTGTCAACAGATAGATGCCAGCGCAAACATGGTCGTGGACGCCCGATTACGGGCTGGAAAGAGAAACAACTGCAACCGTCTCCAAGATTCAGTTTGGAGACGGCTACAGCCAGCGCGTCCGTAACGGGATCAATACCAAGCAGTCGGTCTGGTCGGTCACGCTGACCAACCGGCCGTTCGCCGATGTTGACGCGATGGAGGCGTTTCTGGAACAGCGCGGCGGCTCCGAGTACTTCCTGTGGCCGGACTTCAACGATCCGACCAACACTTCGAAGTTCACGAAGGTCATCTGCGACAAGTGGAAGCGCGTATTCTCCGCGCCGCACCATGACACGCTGACGTTGACCCTCACTCGCGTGTTCGATACCTGATATGCCGATCCAGCTCGACTCCAGCTCCAGGCTGCCGATATCGGCAGAGATTCAGAAGCTCGCACCGGATGCGCTGATCGAGCTGTTCGTGCTCGATCTGACCCCGCTCGGCGGCGGCTTGTACCAATTCCATGCCGGCACGAATGCGCTGACGCAGCCGATTGTCTGGCAAGGGGTCACTTATGCCGCCCTGCCGATCATGGTTGAAGGCTTCACGTTCGACGGCCAAGGCGCCCTGCCGCGGCCGAAGCTGAAGGTCGCCAACGTGACCAAGCTGATGTCGGCTTTCGTGGTCAACTACCAGGACATGGTCGGTGCGCATGTGATCCGCAAGCGCACCTTCGCCAAGTTCCTTGATGGTATGCCGACGGCCGACCCGACCGTGCAGTTCCCCGACGAGACGTGGATTGTCGATAAAAAGTCCGCCGAGAACCGGCTTCTGGTTGAGTGGGAGTTATCCAGCCCGTTCGATACAGAAGGCGCAGTGGTTCCGGCGCGCACCGTGCTGGGCAGTGTCTGCACCTGGGAGTATCGCAAGGAGGGTTGCGGCTACACCGGAAACACCTACTTCAAGGTCGACGATACGCCGACCACCCTTCTGAACGAAGATCGCTGCGGCAAGCATCTGTCGAGCTGCAAGCTGCGCTTCGGCAAGATTCTGCCGTTTGGCGGCTTCCCTGGCGTGAAGAAGTTCTGATATGGATATGGTTCAGGAATTCCTCACCCACGCTGAAGAAGCCTTCCCGCACGAAGCCTGCGGGCTGGTCGTCAAGGTCGGCAAGAAGCAGCGCGTCGTGCGCTGTGTCAACCGGCACTCCGATCCGAGCCGCGCGTTCATGATCGCGCCGGAGGACTACGCGTCGGCGGAAGAGCTAGGGGAAGTACTGGCTGTTTACCACAGCCATCCGAACAACACCGCCGAACCGTCGATGGCCGATCTGGCGACTTGCGAGGCTCTGGGCGTTCCGTGGCACATCGTCAGCTGGCCGCAGGCCGGCTATCGCTACGTCG